GAAAAAAGTAATATGAAAGCACAAATTGAATTTGTAGCTCCACAAAACTTTGAGATTGATTTAACAGACTATGGTTTTATGGAAAAAGACACTTGGGAAAGTCTAAGTGAAAAAGAGCAAACTGAAATAACAGATAGTATTAGAGACGAGCATATAATGAGTGTTTTTGGTACTAATGTTAAATAAAAGTACTTTAAAAATAATAAAATATATAATAATTAATTACTTTTGATTATGCAAACAAAAAAATTAAAAAAAGCAAACGTAGAATATTTTACGAGTATTTACAATAAAGTATTTTCGTATATTGATGCTTGGTTAGTTAAACATAATAATACAACTTTAACTAAACTTTTATCAAATGGTATTTGGTTAGATGTAACAGATATTGACTTTTCAGATATTGACTTTTCAGATATAAGTAATGATAGTAAGTACATGACTACTACCGTTGATAATGAAAGTAAACATTTAGTAATAAAAGGAGCTAATTTTGAGTATAATTTTCCATTAAATAGGATAGATTTACGTAACTGCCCTTTAACTAATTTAATTAAAAGTTGTAAAGAAACAAGAACAAATGTTAGTATTAAAGGTAACAAGACTAAAGTAACAGAGCCAAGCAATTTTTTGTCATTACCTTCAATTGAGGGGAAGAAAACATATACAAATAACAAAAGAGGTGAATCTATTTCTTACAGCTTTAATTTAGAAAGAAGAACAAGGATAGCCCAGTTGAGAATCACTAAATTATATTTAGAATGCGCACAAAATAATCATAAAAGTACACTACTACTTCCAGATACTAAAGTAATGACTAAAAAAGAAATAGCAGGAAGGTCAGATTTAGTTAATACATACTTGTATGAAATGAAGTATTTAGCTGAATATTATCAAGAAACGTTGGAAACAAATGAAGAGGTTTTTCAAGAAAGACGAGATGCTTATGCTTTAGAGAGTTATCCTTATTGTAGTAAGGCTGAATTAGCTGACTACGAAAAGGTATATCTTTACGCATTTATTAGAGAAAATAAGTTACTAGATTATGATTTTGAGGGAATAACTGCTCAATATATGTATCAAATATTTAGACTACTTAAAGAGCATGATGTTAATATTCTTAACTTCTTAAATGAAGAGTTAAAAGAAATTGAAAGTAGCCTAGAATCTTTTAAATTAAAAAGAGGTAATGGTTACAGAAAATTAAAAGTTACTGAAGAGGTTATGCTAGAGTTCTATAAAAAAGAATACTACAAATTAACTATACTTCAAAATATAATAAAAAATAATGATTTATTAATAACCTTAATTCTAAAAGGTAAAAGTTTAATTTAAAAAAGATAATGTATGGAATTTTCAGATTATGCAGCAGGAATTATATTACTAATAATAGTAATACTTTGGAAAAGAAATCGAAAAAAATAAAAGATAATGAAGTATCCCGAAGGAACAATTGTAAGGTATAAAGATAAATCTTTATGGAGAACAGGAATAAGTACTGAAAGTAATAAGGTTAAGCTTATTGGCAGTCATGGAAAAGAATTTGAAACTTATATAAGTAATGTCTCTTTATTTTGGCTTCAAAAAGATACACCTTGTTTTATTAATAGAAAGAAGTACATATTTGATTCTTTTAGATTTACTAATGGAGCTGATGTATTTACGTTTAAAGATACACAAAATAGAGTTTTTTTAATTAAGGAAAATGAATTAGAAAAGGTTAAGCTATAAAATAATAACTTTTTATTTCTTGGTAAGCAATAAAATCCTTTGTACATTTGTAAAAAATTGTAAAAAGGATTTTTCTATGTTTAGAGTAAACGATATTTTCATTTCATATATGGGCGAGCAGAATTACAAAGGTGTAGGACACCCAGTAATCTTTGTTCGCTTTTCTGGTTGTAACGTAAGATGTACTTATTGTGATACACCCGAAGCACTAAATAGTAGTGCAGGAACTAAGTATTCAATAGTAGAACTTGTAGATTATATAAAAGAATTAAGTAAACTAAGTGGCGTTAAAGATATTTGTATAACTGGAGGTGAACCACTTTTGCAAAAATCTTTAATTCCTTTGCTTATGGTGTTACAAGATGAACATCATATTTTTATTGAGACTAGTGGTACTATTTCAGTAGAAAGTGTAGTAAAATATAGGAAAAACATATCCTTAATTATTGATTATAAGCTACCTAGTAGTAATGTTAAAATTAAAAATTTCATTTTAGAAAATAACTATTTATTAACGTCTAAGGACGTTTTAAAATTTGTTATTGCTGATTATGATTATGATTATAAAGAAGCTGTAAGCGTGGTTAAAGACCTTAAAACAGAAGCTAAAATTGTATTTGGAATTGTTTGGGAGAAATTAACTATAAATACACTTATAGAATGGTTAGTTAAAGATAAATTGTTTGGAAAAATAGCTTTAAATATACAGGTTCATAAGTACACAGAAACAAAATAAAAAATGCCAAAAAGAAGAAATACTGATAGTGTAGTAACTGAAAGTAAGCCCGAAGCAGTTGATGTAACAGTAGAAGCCAAAAAGATAAAATCTAAAATAGGTTTCAATCCTAAAAGAATAGCAGAAGCGTTATTAATTTTAGGTACTAAACTATATGGTGTAACTTTATATGATTATCAAAAAGGTGCAGCATTTAGAATAATTTATAGTTTACTAAAACATGATGGAGCTGAAATTACTATGTTGTATGCTAGACAAAGTGGTAAAAGTGAGATTATTGCTTTCGTATCTATTACCTGCGGTGTATTCTTTCCTGTATTAGCAAAATTATTTAAAGAGCTAGACCACTTTAAAAGAGGTATTAAGATGGGTATTATAGCACCTCAATTAGACCAAGTAGATACAGTTTATGATAGGTGTTTAGAGAGACTTTGGACTGAAACAACTTTAAAGTATATGGCAGACCCAGATATTGGTGATAAACCTTTATCAGTAAGAAATTTTAAATTGCGGTCAGGAAGTTTTCTAAAAGCTCAAACAGGAAATAAGCGAAGTAAGATAGAAAGTAAAACGTACCATTTAGTATTCTTAGATGAGGCACAGGATATTGACAAAGAAAAGGTTGCTAAGTCTATTATGCCAATGACAGCTTCTACTTTTGGAACATTAGTAAGAGTGGGAACTACTAATAGACAGAAAGGTGATTTTTATACAAAAATACTACAAAACAAAAAAGAAGATAATAAGTTAGTAAATAGAATACGAAAAATAAGGCAGTTACATTTTGAATATAACTGGAAGCAAGTAGTATCTGGTAAAAATAGACAGTTTAAGCTTGATGGAAAAATGTTTCATCAACTTTACGAGAAATCAGTAAATAGAGATTTAAAAACCTTAGGAGAAAATTCAGAAGAATTTAGAATGAGTTATAATCTTGAATGGTTACTTGATGAAGGTATGTTTATAACCGAAGATAAAATAGCAGCTAAATTATATGCTACTAATAGAGTACTAGAAAATGAAGATAGTATTGATTCAGAAAAGCATATTATAGCAGGTTTAGATATTGCTTCTGCTAAAAATTCAACTGTACTTACTATTGGTGAAATGGACGAGTATTGTTCTGATTTAGGTGATGAGTATGAAAGAAGAGTTGTATCTTGGATTGAGCTTGGAGGTATTGGATATAAGGAGCAATTTGAGATAATTGCACAAACACTTTTAGCTTATAAGGTAAAAGTCCTATTCTTTGACTATACAGGTGTTGGAAGAGCTTTAGGTGATTTTCTTATGTATTATTTAGAAAGTTATATGATTTTAATCCCTTATACTTTTACAACACCTAGTAAAAGTGATATGTGGAAGTCTTTGGATAATGCTATTAACACAAAAATATTATCAGTTCCTGCACATGATAGTGTAAAAGCAACACTAGAATTTAAAAGATTTGAGCAACAAATGTTGAGCTTAACAAAAAAATGGGTTGATAAAACTTTGATTTGTCAAAAACTACAAGGGGAACAAGATGATTATTGTGATAGTATAGGTCTTATGAATTTAGCAGCAGACTATTTATATCAAGAAGAGCAAGAGATTGAAATAAGTAGTTTTAATGAACTTCTTGGTAATGGAGTTCACGAAAGAGAAGAGTATTCATGGTTAAATTAATAAATAGTTATGAGCAGTATTGGTGGTAGAGTAAAATATATTTATAATGATAATGGTCTTAACAACGTAATGCAGGCTTATATAAAGAAAGGTGTTTATGGTGGAGATGCTTTTTTGCAAGAAAAACTTGCTCAATATAGATTATTTTGGAACTTTTATAATAATAAGCATTGGAAAAATAATAATGGTAAGCTACTAAGCTTTAACTATTGTAAAGCATTAATTAATAAGGTTAATGAATTTACTTTAGGAAATAAAGGATTTGAGGTAAATATAGAAAATTCGTTTGGTGAAGAAGTTTCAGAAGTTGCTGAAAAAGAAATAGAAGCTCTAATAAATTTCACTTGGAAACAGAATAAAGGAAATAAGTTACTAGCAGAAATATTCCAAATGGGGGGTATCACAGGAGATGTTTATATACTTGTATATTATGCAGAAGATATGGTTAAGATAAAAATGCTAGACACAAGATTTATTATTCCTATATCCAATAATGGTGATTACTCTGAAATTATTGGATATAAATATATTAAACCTTTATCAAATAATCCGAATAAATACACACAGAAAATTACTTTATATACAAAAAACACGCAAGTAACTTACTACACAAAAGAGACAGAAGGTGAGAGATTTGAGGAGGAAACAGTAGAAACGAATTTAGGATTTATACCAGTTGTACATATAGAGAATAATATTAATGGGGGTGAGTATGGTGGTTATTCTGATATACAAGATATTATTAAGATTAACAGGGTTTATAATGAGCTTGCCGAAGATGTAAAAAGTATAGTAGATTATTATACAACACCAGTAACTATTGTTAAAGGAGCAACAATGGGTAATCTAAAAAGAGGTTTAGGAGAAGTTTGGAGTGGATTACCTGCCGAAGCTAGTGTAAATACATTAGGTTTAGGTGAAGATTTAAGTAATTCTACGAATTTTATGGAGATGCTAAAACGTGCTATGCACGATTTGAGCGGTGTTCCAGAAGAAGTATTATCTAAGGTTCAACATATTTCTAATACAAGTAATGCAGCACTAAAAACTTTATATTATAGTCTTACTATGGCTGCGGACAGAAAAGTATTAACTTATGGTGAGGGCTTAGAAGAAGTAAATACAATAATTTTAAGAACGTGGTTACTCTTTAATAATGAGTTACCTATTGTTACTAAGGTTGCTTCTTACGAGGAGCAAATTAAATCAGGTGAATTAGTTGCTGAACCTATATTTACTTATGGATTACCTAATGATAGAATGACAGTATTACAAGAAGGACAAATTGAGATACAGACAAAAACAGGGAGTAGAAGAGAGATAATGCAAAGAATGGGTAAGAAAAATATACCAAAGATATTGAAAGAAATAGAAGCAGATTCAAAAATTTTACAGCCCGAAAGTAAACCAACACTAGGAGTAAAACAAGAAAATTTATAGAAAATTTTGTTTTCTTAATAAGAAACTGTATATTTGTAAAAATTATAGTTAATAACATTTAATAAAAAGGAATAAGCATGGAAAATTTAGGTACAAGACACAAAAAACCAGTTGGGCAAGATTCTAAAGGAGTAAAGAATTTCCCTAAAAATAAAGTAGCTCGAAAAGAGTACGCTTTAGATAAGAAAAAAACAGCCGACATTAGAAACTTCACTAATCAAGTGAACTACTAATCTTAATTAACTTTGGTAATAAATAGAAAAATAGATAAACGAAGATGCCATTTCCAAAAACAGTTAAAATAGAAGGTAAAGAATTTGTTGTTGCTGAACACCCCGAGTTATTAGCTCACTTTAAAGAAGTAGCTAAAGAAGAAAAGGAGAAGTTATACACTGATATAACAGAAATGAAGCAGAAACTTGCAGAGTTTGAAGCAGCAAAAGGACAACAAAATGGAGCTACTAATAAAGAAATTGCAGAATTAAAAAAGCAGTTAAATGTAGCAAATAATGAGAAGAAGCTTATTGAAGCAGAATTGAAAGGTACTAAGACTACCAAAACAGAAGGAGCTAAAACCAAAGAGGTTAAAGAGGTTAAAGAGAAAGAAGTAGCTTATGTAAAAGAGCTGGAAGCTAAGTTATTGAAACAAGAGCAAACAGCGAAAGAGGAAAGAGATAAGATAGAAGCAACTTTAAGTGAGCGTTTTAAACTACTAGAAAAACAACAAAAAGATTTTGAATTTTCAGCTTATAAAAAAGAAGTAAAGGCGAGATACAGAGGTAGTATTTTACCAGAGTTTCTTGATTCATTTACAAGTAAAGAAGATTTAGATAAAGGTCTCCCTTCGGTGATTGAAAATTCAAAAAAGTACATTATGGTTGATGTTGATGGAAAACAAGTATCTTTGGCTGAAAAAGAAAAGATACAAAAATCAAGTAAACCCGATGATACGCAACAAAGAGTAGTTTATGTTCAAGGCGTTAAGCCGCCAGAAGAAGGTTCTGATATTGACTTTTCATCAAAAAATGACTTTTCACAGGCTGAGTTCGGCAAGAACAGAGAGTCAATTATGGAGAGTTTAAAGAATGAATTAAGTGGTAACAAATAAAATTTAAAAAATGCCAACAAAACAAAGTGATTTAACTACTTCGCAAAGAAAGATATTTTCATTAGACTTAATAGAAAAAGCTCTACCGAGATTAGTGTTTTTACGTTTTGCAAGTAAAAAACAAGATGCGTCAAAGACTGCAAAAGGTTCATCAATTCAATTTTCTAAATTTAACGATTTAGATGATTCTGATGATTCAAGTTTGGAAGATGGCGTAGCAATGGCAGCCGAAAAGCTTACTGACGGAACAGTAGATATTGCACTAGAGGAGCATGGAAAACCAGTAGAGGTTACTGAATTAGCTTTCAGAACTAATACTTTTGATATTGTTTCAGAAGCGGTGGTAAAACTTTCTAAGCACTATGCAAAGAAAATTGACCGTCTTATTAGAAACGCAGTATTGCTTACTACCAATTTTGTTTACGGAAAAGGTAAGACAAGCGCAGCATCTTTAACTACTGCTGATGTATTTGATACACAGATTGTAAAAGATGCAGTGGAAGCTCTTGAAACTAATGATGCACCAAAGTTTGAGAATGAGTACTATGTTTGTGTAGCAACTCCGCACCAACTTAGAAGTATTAAAGACGACCTTGCTTGGATTAATGTAAACGCTTACGCACAAACAAGAGATATTTTCAAAGGTGAAGTAGGTGAGTATGATGGTGTACGTTTCGTATCAACTACTCAAATGCCGAGTTTAACAGCAGCACAAAGTCAAGCAAAATACGGTGTAAATATTCCAACTTACGAAAGTGTATTCTTCGGAGAAAATGCCTTTGCATTTGCAGAAGCATTGCCAGTAGAAATTCGTACAAATGGAGTAGAAGACTATGGTAGAAAAGTAGGTATTGCATGGTACTCTATTTTAGGTACAGGTCTTATTGATGAAGATAATGTATTCTTAGGTTTAACAGCATAATAACAAAAAAGATGGCAGGTAGAAAAGTAAAAAGTAAAACTTCTCAAACTGAACAAGAAAATGAAGTAATTGAAGTAGCTATTGAGAATGAAGATGTAGTTACTGAACAAGAAATTATTGAAGCTGTTTCTAGTAAGATTAAAACTTTACGAGTTAAATTCATCAAGAACCATAGTATTAGTACTGGAGGTTCTCGTACTGAATACAAAAGAAATGAAACAGCCGAAGTAGAATTTCACATTGGAAATCTATTAGCAAACAGAAATATTGCCACAATTTTAGGGTAATGACTTTAGATAATTTAACCAAAAAGATAAGAGAATTAATCTTAGATGTTCGGAATGTACCTATTATACAAGTACAAGCTGAAAAAGTAACTGTTTCAGAACTTGGAGTACAAGTAAATGGGAAGTTCAAACAGTTTTCTGAAATACCTAAGATTTACGATTTTATCCGATGGTTAGATGATTTAGAGATACAGAGTTCTTATACAGATTTAGCGGTAATAACGGAGGTAACAAGTTATTTGAAAAACACAGAGCAAAAAGATATGGTAACTTTGAAAGCTCAAAGATACTTTTCACAGGATAGTGTTAATAAAATAATAAATTCTTACTTCGTTACTTATTGTGGTTCAAATAGAGTTTCTAATTTATATAACTACGTAACCAATCCTAGAGATGAGGGTTTGTCAATGACAAATACATATTGTGGTTATGTAAAAGATGAAGACTTTGAGAAGTATATTTCTGGATATAATGACTTAGATGCTGAAAAAATTGCTTATTGGTCTGCGTTTTATCTTATTGAACTTCAAAGAAAGCAGAACAAAGAAATTCTTGCTTATAAAGGAGTTATTGGTGGTGATGATGTTTTTGCTGATACAGAAGAAACTATTACTACACGAGTAGGTGATACTTTTACAGTAAACGAAAGTAGAGTAAAAGATAAGCAAACAGAGGGAATAAGTGGACTTTGGGGTGATAGAGATAGTTTCTTAGTAAAGAAGCAATTATTCATTCGTAATGAGTTCGAGAGGTTGTTTAAGGATTTTTCATTAAGGACTAATAGTGGAGTAAGTTTTAAAATTCCAATTGTAAAAGATTACACTAATAGCAGTTATGTTAAGCGAGAATTATATACAGAGGATTCGGAAAACTTATTTCAACCGATTGAAGCAACAATTTAGTAAAGCTGTATTTCAATTTTCTGATGTTATTAGTACAGGTTTATTAACTGACTTTATTGGTGAAGGTGAAACTGTTTGGGGAAATGACTTAGAGTTGCATTGTTTGTATTCTCAAAATATTAGTAAAGTAACACGTGAAAAGTATGGTGTTTCTGATGATGTTTCTTTAGTTATTAATATTTCAGTTTTGGAACTTGAAGAAAAAACAGGAAGTAAAGAACTTGGAGAAAGATTAATGGAAACAAAATCAGGAATAAGAATTTTATTTAATAATAAATTTTATACACTTGATAATATAAGGGAAAGTGAATACTTTAGTGCTATTAGTTTTACTTTAGAAATGAAAGAAGAAAAATGATAAAGGTAAGTATTCAGCATAAAGGTAAGTACAAACCTATTGACTTATTTAAGCTTATTTCAAGTAATGCAAGAAAGAGATTACCAAAGAATAGTGCTAAAGCTTTTCATACGCTTATAACTAAGAATATAGAAGCTAACAAATATGGTTTTACTCTTTCAGATAACTGGGCAAGAACGAAAAGAAATAAAGGTTGGGATAACCGACCTTTTATTGCAGAAGGAACTTATTTAAGAGCTATTAGTATTTTTAGTAACGATGGTCATTTGACTATTGGTTTCAAAAAATCGGAAAAAAGCAAAAGAACAAATTACCTAGTAGGGGAAATTGCAAGAGTATTAGAATATGGTTTAGCAGAAAAAGGAATACCTGCACGACCTCTTTGGAGAAACACAATG